AAAGTGTTTTTGATTTTATCCCCGTTATTTGGGCCAAGTTATCCAAAACGGGATCATAACGCCCAGATCGGACGCCCTCGACAATATCATCATATAGTGCCCCCCAATTCACATTTAAGGGTTTTGGCATTTTATTTGAATACGGATAAAATCAAATTGCCGACTAGGCCAATCCCTACCGCCCACGCCGACCGGTTAAGATTGATATATGCCTGGTCCACTTTGTCAACCCTCGCTTTTATTCCCGGCCCGTCGCCATTACCCCTTAATGCCCTGTCGTTTTTCTCGGCCAGGTCCCGGGCGGCCTTTATTTTCTTGTCTTGGTCCTGATTCTTTTGTGCCTGGGCCTCGGTGTAGTGATTAAAATCATTTCTAAATAATATTAATTTTTGTTCAATGTCCCTTAATACTTCTTTATTGGTCCTGTCGTTTCCTGCCATGATTAAACCTCTTTTCTATTGGTGTCGGCCCAATAACCAACCTCGGTTAATGCCTGGTTATAACCTAATATCTTGCCGGCCTTTTTACCTTCTTCGAACCGGTCAAGGCTGCCGCCGCCCCCTGGCGCGGGTTCCTCTATTGGGTCCCTAAATTCAAGATAGGCGTTAAACGCCTCGGCGCTTGAAAAATTACCAACGTTTAGGTCTATCGATGGTGGCCCCGTTTGGTATGATAATTGTTTTAACCCGTTCTCTGGTCCCTTGGCGTTTCCGTCGGCGCTGTATTGCCAAATTTGCCAATCACTAACGCCCGCCGGCAAAACCGGGCTGCTAAATCTTAGATCGTACCGGTCCTGATAAACGTCGTTAAGCGCGTCATGCCAACCAAAATAGGGATACTGCGCTATCCATAGCGGGTATTTATCCGGGGCCGTTCTTAGCCAATAATTACCATATTGAAATAACCAATCCTGAATAATGTATCTGTTTGAGTAAAAGAAAACCCTTAACCCCGTTTCGTCCCGCAATGCGTCTATGATCGCCTTTGTATCAAACCCAAATCGCATAGATGGCCGATTATTGCGTTTTTCGAAATCTACCGCTAAACCGTCCACGATATAACCCGGCGCCCGTTCCCAACCTTCGCCGGTATCGGCAGCGCTGGCGCTAGCTGCCTGCAAGATCGTGTCAACCTGATTTTTAACGCCGGCGTCATATCTCAAATAATGATACCCTATGACCTTTGGAACCGGTCGGACCTGGGTTAACTGCGGCGCTGGTTGGTCCTGGTGAGCCTCTTTGCCTAGGCGTAACCCTGGGTTAATATATCCCCCCTCGGACATTTTGATTATAATAAAATCGTGCTTTTTAACGCTAGCGTCGTAGGCGGGTTGGTAAGCGCTGTAAATATCGGGGCCTTGTGGTCGCATTATTTTACCGGGTACCTTCGCTTAATTATAACCTGATCACTAAAACAATAAGACGCCCGCGGCTGGCCGTCGGGGCCATATAAATATTTTTTTGTCGTGGTTTCCCATGCGTTTTTACTCTCATTAAAAAACGCCTCGCCGCGTATCTTGTAGACGGCTCGGCCGCCGTCTACCGGTTCGGGGTCCCAACCCTCAACCAACAAAATGACGCCGTCATCTAGCATGGTACCCTTTTCGCCCTCCAATACCATAAACCCCTTATCGTTGCGCCCAACCTCGACGGGTAGCGCCTGGCCCTGGCGGTTTTTGACTACCGAATAATAAACGCCGGCCCCCAAAATTGGACCCAAACCAATACCGTACTGATCAACGCCCTCGGTCGTTTTTGTTGGTTCCTCGGTTGGGTCGCTATCAGGTAACGGGTCCCCGCCCCGGTCGGGTAATGGTGCCGTTTTATAAGCCTCGGCCAACAAATTAACCGCCTTGGTTAATTCTTTTGTAGCCCTGGTTAATCCCTTGGTGGCCTCGGCTAATTCATTGTTAATTTTTGTGCTTCCGTCTTGTACTGCCATTTTTTTATTCTCCTATTCTAGATAATAAACTTCTGGGACGATTGCGGTATAGTATAAGTTATAACTAATTTCGGGCGTTCGCTGGCCGTGCCGTAATCCGAGGATCGGAAGTCCTGCTTATCATCGACCTCGGTATCCATCTTGATCAGGAAGCCGTTGTTGGTGAAGGCGGGCACGCTGCCGCACATCGCTTCCAACTCGGCATAATCAGCGCCGGCCCCATCCAGGGTGAACTGTTTTTCTCCGGCAGCTTCTGTGGCGGTGAAGGAACGGCTGCCGATCTCGGTGGCTTCGCGGTCGGTGGTGGTGTTGTTGGCCCCGGCGGTACCCCAGTTACTTATGCCGTCATAAGTGTTCCAGGTCGCGCCTGCCTCCGTCCAGGCTTGCAGTAAACGGTAGACGCGGGCGGTGCGGGTGTTGTCGGAAAATTCGCCGTACTGCCAGATCGAAAGTACACCCGATGAAATAATGGATCCGCTGGATATTGCAGAAAGATCGAACTGGATGAGCGTGCGGCGGGTGTTGTTGGGGGCGGCATTCTTCTCCCCGACATCAAAACCGCTCGTGGTGCCGTAGTTGGTCGTGGCGCTGTTGCTGTCGATCTGGGCATCCTTCCCTGCGGCGGCATCGGGCTGTTCGGAATAGGTCGGGTCGATCGTTACAGGGAAGGCCGCCGATGATAACCAGTCAACCGGGACCCCCCAATAAATCTTAAACTTTTTGGGGCTTGGTAAATCAACGACGCGGATTAATATTTGTATCTCGTCGCCGTTGGCGTCCCATGCGTGACCGGGGTTTATTGTTGTCCCGTCGCCCAATATATGCCCCCCCGTTAGATCGCCGGGCGCTGGCGGCGTTCCAAAAATATCTAAATGTTCCGTTTCAATTACGAATCGATCGCCTGACAAACCCGGCGGTAAGTTATCTATTATTAATTGCTCTTTGACGCCGTTCTCTTTGTTTATTTGCTCAAATTTATATATTCCGTGCTCCCTGGTTAACCGGTCCCCGTTTGCAATCGCCCCCGAAAACCCTACAAACTCGGTATAACTATCGCCGTTAATGTCTAATACGCCGGCGCCCCTTGATATATACCTGGATACCCGCCCCTTAAATCCGACTTCGCCGGTTGATTGTAACAAACCCGGCGCCCCCGCCCCGGCGTAAACATTATTAACGACGCTTAACCCGGTATCTATCGGCGCCATGACCCGCCCCCCGGTATCATAATAGGCCGGCTGAACCTGTAAAACGGTTACGCGATGGCGCGGCCCGCCGTTATTAAAGGTTATACCATGCCTGGTCATGCCAACAATAGGTTTACTCGATAACGGACTGGACGCCATAAAATCGTTATGCCAGTTAACCATTATGACCCCGCCACTTGTATACCAACCGTTACGATCAACCCTACGGCCGCCGTACTGTGTACCGCGTCAATATCAATCCTTAATAAATCGCCGGTCGCCACGTCGTCGTTTGACGTGTTAATAACCGCCGCGGTTGCCGCCGTATCCGTAGACGTTTCGCCGCTGTCAATGGTCATTTTTGTACTTAAAACATCTACGGCATCGGTAACGTTATGTATTTGTATATCTTCGGTGCCGGTCGTGCCCGCCGTCAAAACGTCGGCCCGTACTTCGACAATATTGCCCGACGTTATCCCGGCCGGTATAATAAAATAGGCCGCCCCGTCGCCGGCGGCGTTATTTGTCGCGTTGGCAAAACTGAAAACCTCAATTTGATAATATCGTATCGTTTCGCGCAATGCCACAAGATTATCTATAATATCCGTATTATAGATCGACGACGTTATTAACGTCCCCGTGGTTCTTTGGGTTGGGTTGGTCCATGCCATAAAAAATTAAACTCCTATGCCGTTGGCCTCGTTCTGTTTTTTTAGGTCCTCGGTCGTTTCGTCGCTGTGCCAGGTCCTTAAATTAGGATTAGACCTTAATAATAAAATTCTCTCAATTTCGCCGCGGTTGCCGGGCCATAAAACCCGCCGGGCATAATAGCCGTTATTCGCGTTTACACAATTCGGACAAATAAAACCGTGGTCCGGTTCTATCACAACGCTTTCATTGCATACGTCGCAATTAACCGCCCAATTAGAATAATTAACCCATGCCTTTAACGGTTTTTTGCCTATCCCGGCGCCCTGGCGTATATCCCAATTGTACCAAGTCCCCGGCCAACGCTCATTAATCATTTGATCAACATAATCTTTGTATTCCTGACCCCTCAATCTTAACAACGGCTGCATGTTTGCGGTCCTAATTTGCATGATCTTGCAATCCTTTCTCACATCGGTCCTATATAGGTTGTATTTTCTAACTCGCTATAACCGGTCGTTCCAAGTAACCAATAACTAGACGGGTCGGCCGCCTCTAGGCCCCATGTAACCCGGGACACGCCCCGGGCATTTTTAAAACGTTCGCTAATAATAAAATATTCTTTTGTCGTGGTCCCGGTTTGTGTTTCACTTATCTTGATACGGTCCCCAATCGTGCGCGCCAACCCCTGGGCGGCGGCGTTGGTGCTATATTGTAGGTCCAGGGTCATGGATGTTATATTACCCCTGGGATCCTTGCGTAAGTCTACAATATAATTGGCCAATAATTGGGCGTCGTTTAAATTATCCATTTCGGCGGGGTGTGTGTACTTTTGTCGGCCGTAGTCAGAAATGCTTGTATCGTCCTGGGCGACGGCGTCCAATACGCCAAAATCGGTTATAAGGGTGCCTCGGACCTGGGCGCCGGCCATTACCCAAACTTCGCCGGGGTCGGTGCTGGTGTATGTAATAACCGCCTCTGTCGCCCCCTCGCTGTCTATTGCCGCCGTAACCCTGGCGGTTTTGTCGCCCCCCGTCCCGTCCTCCATGGTATTGGCGTTAAAGTCGGTCCCTCCCGATGGTGTAACGGCGTCCTTGCCTGCAATTCGGGCGCCCTCGCTTTGCCCTTCGTATCTAAATCTAATGGTTTTGGTCCCGTTGGGGAGTATCTTAAAGGCCCCGTCATACGTTCCCAAAACCGACGGGCTGCCCCCCTCCAATCTATAGCGGGCCTTAACGGTCACGTCGTTAATAACGTCGTCGCCGTACTTATAACCTAACTCTATCATGTCGTCATTAAAGGTATACGATACGGTCGTATTTAATATTAAGTGGTTTCGATTAAAAAAATTGATAACCCCGTTGCGGTCAACAAACAGGCGCCCAAACTCCCGGCCGGTAACTTCTTGTAATGCCTGGTATACGTTGGCGTCATTTCCCCAATTATCCCCGACATACATTAATGAACCTATGCCCGTATCGGCGTTTAGGTAGTCGGTCACGGTGCCCAATATTGTATTATTCCCTAGCTCACTAAACCCAACCTGACCCAATAACCAACGCCCCGAAAACCCGGGCGGGTATATCAAAGTATTAGCTAAAATTGTGGTTATTGCCTGGTCGGCTGTTATGTTTTCTTGCACCGATATAGATACCTCGGCGGTTTGAATACGGGATAAATACCCCCGGGCAATAATCTCGGTCGTTAATCGGTTGGGGCCTGGATCCGGGTTGATTTCCTCAATCCATCCAACAAAATGAGTACGGTCCGTAGCTGAATAATTAGACGTAACCTTAATAACCCGCCCCTTTGTAAAATTACCGTACCGGCTGGCGCTTGAATACTCCGGACTAAATTCTTTGTCGTTATTTCGCAACACTAGGGTTAATTCGGCTGCCTTGGCTATTGTGTCAAACGGCTTAGAAAACCCTAACTCCCATGCGGCGCTAATGACAAAGGCGCTTATATCCTCCCCCGTCCCCGAAAAATCGGCATCCTTATCCAGGTCTATAGCGTAGGTCCAAGTAATATTATTAAGCATTTGCGAACTTCTTACCCCGGCGCTTGGCCTCACGTTCGACGCCCTCGAAGAATTTTGCCGGGTCGTCGTTGCCGTATATATTGACGGTTTGTATAGATATATTCCCGCCCCCGCCCTGTACGCCGCCGGCTGCCTTTAGTCCGTTATTGCTGATTATTTCACCCGCCCGATCTGCAATGAACAACTCCGGCCCTAACTCTCCAACCCGAACCGCATCACCCGGCTTAACTTTGCCGCCGGTTGCCATCCCCCCTATTAACCCGCTGGTCGAACTTTTCCCGCTTGCCCGCTTGGTCTTTCTGGGGCCGGTTAATTCTGGGCCAAAAACAATATCCCCCGCAAACGCCGACGCCCCTAAATTCCCGCCGGTGTATTTTGTGTCTATTGACACACTGGCGTTTACCATCATGCCGTTAATTTCGTTTAGTCTGTCTAGTACGTCCTGCAATGTATCGGCTGACGCAAAAATAGACATTACGAACGCGTCGGGCAATGGGGTTATACCCTGCATGACCGCGATAGCCTCGGCGCTGTTTCTTTCCAATCCTTTAGTCAACTTCCCGGCAATGTCTAACCCGTTCCCAAGGTCCTGTCCACTGACGGCGGCGGCGTGCATACCTTCGACCAATCCCTGCAATGCGTCGCCCCCTTTGTTTTGCCATTCGATCGTATCTTTTAGATTCTCAATATAACTCCCCAAGTTGGTATTAATATCGTCGAACGCTACGGCGCCTTCGCGGATGGTATCAACAAAATTTTGGGCGCCTGGTTCCCCCATTACGTTTATCATTTCCGTTATACTTTCGGTCGCCAATCCGGTCCGCATGGCGTAGGCTTCGGCCGTCCATGCGCCCCTTTCCATAAATTGGTTTTGTTCGGATTGTCTAACGGCGGCATACTCGACCGCCTCGGCGTAATTTAACAATTCGCCGCTTGATGTCCTGTACTTCGCCGCCACCGTGTCAGCGGTTAAAACGCCGGTGTCTAAGGCGGCGTTAAGTATGTTCTCCATTTGTACCAACTGACTTGCCGCCGTAACCGCTGGCCCTAACGCTTGGCTTATCCACGCCTTAAAGCTGTTTGTTAAATTCTCCGTATTGGCCCTTAGAACGCTGTATGGGTCGGCCAGGCTTTCAACGGATCCGCCGACTTGATCAATAAGTACTTTGCCAGCGCGTAACGTTTCATTTAATAACGCCTGCTTTTGTTCCTCTGCTGTTAATGCCTCGACCGATTTCCCCAACATGGCGGCATATTTCTCGTTCGCCTCACCTATCCGAATTGTAAGGCCCAAATTATCGAGTATCAGGGGGCTGGCACGTTTTACCCCTAACGCTAAACTCTGGTACTGCTGTTCGACGGACCCAAGGGCGGGGTTAAGTTTATTAGCCGCCCGGGCAATAAGTAATAATTCCGGTGTAGCCTTGGCCAAACTCGTGGCTAACTTGCCCTGTGTCCCGGCTAACAAAGCCGACGTTGACGACATAAGGTTAAGGGTTGGTATCGTCCCCCCGGCAGCGCTTTTCAACTGGTTAAGGATGGTAGGCCCCGCCCCGACCTTTTGCATTAATAGATCGAAACTTTCGCCCGTTTGCCTTATCTGCGCCCCTTGCTCCGATAAATCAAAGGTTTTCTTAAGTGCAAAACCAACACCGGCAACGGCAGCGGTTAACGGTATGGCCTTCTTTTTAAGGTCTTCGTAGGATTTCGATAAATCCTGGGTCGCCTTGGTAGTCCCCGCGGTTGCTTTTTTCTGCTTTTCTATTATTGCCCGGGTTTCGGCCAATAGCGGGTTAAGTTTTTTAACCTGTGCGCTGGCCTTGTCCTGGTATTCTAAGGTAAATTTAACGCCTGCCATTATTGCGGGTCAATCCATCCTTTATCAATTGCCATTAACATAGCTTCGCTTAATGTCTTGGCGGCCGTTGGGTTTTGTTTGGTCCACGTCTGCCAGTCTTTCGACCCTGCCCGATCCTCGTACCAAAAAACCACATTTTCGGCTGTAACCATGTTTTCAATCTCGAACCAATTTAAGGCCCGGCCGTAAACTCCCAAAACACCAAAACGATCGACATAATTTAGCGCCGCCAAATCGCCGGGGGCGGCGGCGTTTTGCCCATTATCTGCGTAGACATACGCCGCCGCCCTTACTATTTTTTTTTGTCTTGCCAGTCGTTCACGAAATCGTTAACCTGGTTTGCAACCCACAGAATAACGCTTGTCGCGTCCGGGTCCGTCACCTCGGATAAATCGGCGTATAAATCGGGCAATGACTTACACTCCCAACTAGCCGGATCGATCATTAACCCGGCGCCCGCCCATAAATGAGGGACGTACAAACTCCCGGCCGCCGTTAACATTAGGCTTACGTATTTAATATGCAAATCTACTGTTATCGGGTTTTTCATCCTGAATTTAACGCCTAGGTCTTTTTGTTCATACTCTCGGGACAGGGTAACGGGGTTACTATCTTTTTCTTCGCTGCTCATTTGTAAACACTTTCACTGGGTTTTGACAAAATGCGCTACTAGGTTATAGCGGCGGTACCCCATGCGGGGACGGCTGAACCCGGGGCCATGCGAAAACGGGCCGTATATAAACCAGTGTTCGGATCCACTTTGTAAGACATACATAACATGCCGTTTGCTGAACTGGACGCCAACCCAAAAACGGGATCGCCGGTGGACCAGTTCGCCTGAATACCAAAGTAGAACGCAAACGCCAACGGCGTAACACCTCCGGGTAAATTATTTAAAACGACATGTGACCCTGACAAAGCCGGGGCCGCCCCTGATCCGCTGGCCGCTTGGGCGGCTGTGTTGTCGAACGGGCCGCCAATCTCGCCGACCCAATCGGGCTGACCTGAATAGGCGCCCTTTACCGCGTCTTGGAACGCTGCAAGGTCGATTTCCTCATAGTCTAGACCGACGCCGTTAATACTATTTACGGGTATATCCCGCAAGGTGCCGCCGCTGTCCTCTAGTTGGAATTTAAAATATTTTGCTACTGTTCTGCCTGTTGCCATAATAATTAACCTCTTTTACTAAATTAGTCTATCCTCTAACAAATCCTAAAACAAATGTTACTGTGGTCGCCGTATTAAGGGATAGTTGCCAGCGCGTATACCGCTTAACTGCCGCTGTGGTCCCTAGGGCGACAACCCCGGATAACGGGGCGCCGCTGGCGTCGATCTCGCCTGAACTTACCAGGTCGCCAAAACTGCCGTCCAAATTAGTCGCGGCGTCCTGTATTTTTAATGTACATGTTCCATCCCCGGCCGTGACATGATACATCATATAACCGCCCGCCGCGGTTGCTGCGCCGGTATGGTCCAACCCGGTCGCCGTATTTGCGGCCGTTTCGGCCGCTAGTGCATGTTCTAAATACCCCCACGGGCGGGCGTATAATAGCGTACTGGCGGTGACTGAATAGGGGCCAAAAGGTATACTAGCGCCAACCAAGGACCCCCCGGCCGGCTCGGCCTTGTAGGCGCCCTGTAACGCCTCACACATAAACGCCGGATCGCCCTCGGTCGGGGCAGACTGTATACCCAATGCAACCAAAACGTCACGTTTTACCCCGGCCCCGCTGGCGGCTGCATGTAACCCAATTGTTGCCGTATTATCAAATACGCCGTTTAGTGGTCCCGGTGATACCATGCCATGACCGGCATAAGCACCCGTTACGGGGTCGCCATAGGTAACGCCGCTTTCCTCGTCAAAAGTTATATCTAGCGGCCCAATGCTGCGGGTATAACCCGATAGATCATACCCGTCCATATAAACCCGGGCGTATTTCGATACCGTTCTACCCGTCGCCATTTTTTACATCCTCCGGGGCTTTGCCCCCCGCCTTGTCGGCGATCCGCTGTTTTGACTTCTTTTTTTGTGGTTCATCGTCCTCGATATACTCGGCAATATACCCGTCTTTTAAATATTCGTCGGCTTGTGTTTTGCCAAGATCATCCAGAACGGCCCCGGGCATAATAACCCGCCCTCTCTTTGTTCTAATTGGTTGAATTACACGATACCTCATTAATTTATAAACTCCGTTACCGTAACCGAAAAATCAAACCCGTGAAACTGTGTGCCGGCGGGATCTTCAACCAAACCCCACGCCCCCAACCCGCCCCAATCTATATTTATAGTGGTCGCTAGGGTGTTTTGCGATACGGCGTCGATTATTTCGCCTAGTGCTGTTGCCATGCCTTGCCAAATGTCCATATTTCCCCGTTCGTCGCCAACCTCGGCAAACAGGCAACGCCAATTTAAATTATATGTCAACGTTTTCTTGGCCACCGACCAATCGCCGAAACTGTCAATAACCGGCGCCCCTAAATTACTAACAAAATTGGGGGCCGGTTGTACCAAGGGCAACCCCCTTTCGACGCTATCTTTTAATGCGTCCGCGTCTAACCAGTTAGTAATACTAGCGGCTGACAAACCTGTTATTGCTGTCGCCGCTGCAACAATCTGTATTGTAGTCATACTATACCCGCCTCTTATAAAGGTTAATAACCGCCTTGGCGGTCCCTGGTACGTCTTTGGGTGAAATAACAACCCCCCCGGCGGTTATCTCGGCTATACTTGATAAATTCTTGCCCTTGCGTCGGTTAACATACCCCCGGGTAATTTCCAAACAACAACCCAAAATATCGTCCGTGTGACTGGCCATAAATCCCCACGTTCCGGCCAAACTAATGACCTGCTCGCGGTTTCCCGCACTGTCGGTTTCCCATTGTGCCGATGATACCCCGTTCGTGCCATACTCTTTTAACCTGACTTCAAAATATGGGGCCTTGTTAGTTGGAATTAATATATACTGGTCCGTGGTTAATACATCCCCGTTGCCATTCGTAAAGGTCGTAACCGTTAATAGATCGTCATCCAATAACAGGCGGCGGGGATCCTTGGGTATATCATAATAACGGGTATCGGTGCGGGCGTAAAAGGTCCGGCCGGTCATAATATCTATATAGCGGCTGGCGGCCTCTATTAAATTTTCTATGGCCCCGTCATCGGTGGCGTCTACGGTCGTTATATTGGCATACGCCTTATATTCAACTAGAGTTGCGTACCCGTTCTCTATTGACATAAATTAACTATCACCTTCCGGGTTCGTAGTAAACAATAACGCCGCCGGTTTTTGCGTTGCCGCCGCTGGCGATAGTTAATTTAAGTAACCCGTCGATAATCGGCTTGACGTGTACCTCTTGGGTCCCGTTATAGGTTTGCGCCGCCCCAGCTTCGTCGTGTGCAACGTGACGGGGGTATAACGTCTGATCCGTGTTAAAATTCGTGGCCGTCAATAGGGTCTTGTTTACGCCGCTATTCGTGTTTACAACCGTAATGGTTGCATCGACGCCGTCGGCATAGTCGCCATCAATCAACTCGACGGCAACCAACCGACCCAAAACGGCCCGGTCCGCCGTGTCGTTCCCGTCCCCGCTTTCGTCGGTGGTTACATTGATACGCAAACTGTCTAATCTCATTTTTTTATCCTGCCTTTATACATCCATCAAAAAGCCGTCAAATACCCCGGACCAAGGTCCGGGGTATTTGTTTTACCTTGATCTCTACGCGTCGGCGTTTTCCTTGCCCTTTTTGGCCTTGGGGGCCTCATGGGTTCTTATTCGGTATACCTGGTCGGGTTCGACCTGGTCCGGGTTTACCTCTAGGGCTTGACCATTGGATACCAACGGCCCGCCGTCGGCGGCCTCTAGATAAACCAGTTGGCCTATGGGGTATTCAATCCCGCCAACCTCAACGCCTGGGCTTGCGATCTGATATAAATTCATTTCAGCCGTCCTTATTAAGTGATTAACTCAACAGCTACGCCGGATCCGTCGGCCCCGGTAACTGCGCCCATATTACCAAACAAAACGCCGCGATCATTTGCGTCCAGTTTTGTAACGTTATGGAACATACAATCTTGTAAAAGTAAAACGCGGGGTTCCCCCATTCCTGCGGGGATTACAAAGGCGCTTGTCATATCGTTGGCCGTCGAATTGTTGATAAATCGGCACAAAACAAAGGTGTTATCGCGATCTATACCCGTTGAATCGACAATCTCCACAAAGGCGGCCCCGGCATTACCGGCGCGCATGCGGAAAGTACAATTGTAAAACTCGTTACGGTGGGCCTCTCCGTCCATTAACATACCAACCATACCGGTAGCGGCGTCGATTGTGTCAACGCCGATAGTACAATCCTCGAATACGTTTTCTTCGGCGCCATCTAACTTCAAGGACGCCCCGCCGTCGATTGCCTGGGTGGCATGCCCTCCCCCGGCAAAATGTACCCGGTTAAAATAATTGCGGCCGCCGGTGACGGACACATTAATTAAACTGGTTGCGTCGTCGACGCCCTGAAAGATATAAAAATTTGAAAAGATACACCCGGTCGCGGATATAGTTAACAAGGGGCTTGCCCCGGTTAATGTGGATAACTGAAATATCCGGGCGCGGTTGGCTGTTCGGGCCGGGGAAGAGATACCGATTAAATGGGTGTAGTTTTTAGACCACGTTAAGGCCGCCGTCATATTCAACCCCGAACTATCGCCAATTAAAAACACTATGTCGTTTTGATTGGCTGTACAGGTATCGTGTGCCTTTGTCACGGTTGCAAACGCTTTATCCGGACTTGTCCCGGCGTTTGCGTCGGATCCGTTGGCGGCGTTTACATAATAGACGTTTCCCTGTGCTACGCCTATGCCAAACGCCCCGGCGTATCCGTCAACCAGGTCACTTAGTCTTGATACCCCTTTTCGTAAAATGTATGTCATGTTCTTTTATTCCTTTGCCTCGGCGGGGGCCTCTGCGGCCCCCCGCTATCAGGCTGTCATATCGGATAAATTACAGGCTAACGGCGTAAGAAATGGCGCTGGCCTCGGTGTCGCGGTAGACCATACCGACCCGCATTAATGCGGTAATTTCGGTAGTGTCGGCGCGAGGCACCCGTTCGGTTTCGATAGTAAGGCGACGCTTAAACCCAAATCGCCACTGGTCCCAACGGACGGCCAAGATTGCGCCGTAAAGGTTGTTAGCGGCTGTGTCCAGGTCAATTTTCCCTGCGCTGTCTGCTTTTAGTCCATAGGTGCTATCAGTGTTCCAACGGTGCATATTGGCGGTATGGTGGACCTTATACCCATAAATACCGGTTAAGTTACCTTTCTCAATCGTGGGGGATACGAAAACGTCGCGGGTTTTAACCTCGGGGATCTCCAAGGCCGCCCAATGGGTCCACGCGTCAAGGATAAAGCCGACCTTGTCTTTTTGCAGGGCGTTTTTACCTGCCAACCCCATAAGTTTTAGCGTTTCGGTAAAATCTGCAGACGTCAAACCGCCCGCGCTTCGACTGTTGGCCGTGTTGGTTACTAGGGCCAATTTTCTAAACCCGTTTAAAACAAGGAAATAGTCTGTTGACGCTGGCGTTCCGGCAATGTCGTTAATGTTGGTGCTTGCGCCGGTTTCGGTATCGCCGTCAATGACTAAACTTTCCAGGACCTCGCGGCCCTCTTGTACTATACTGTCAATCAACTCCCCGGCCCATGGGATAACGCTATCCTCGACTAATTCGCCGGTGAAACTTGTACCGGCCCCCATTTTGGCCACGGTTAACGATTGGTTGGTCGTTGCGTTTTTCGACGTGGTGACGGTGTGGGTTGTTGGTCCTGGGTTACTATCCTGCGCTGTTGCCTGTGCAACCTTGTAAAAGGTTGGTGGCGTACTCGCGACGGGAATGGTAACACTCTCGGAACCCTGGGGAACCTCAACGGTCGGGATCATCCCGACAACGGGGGTGTCTTGGGCGATATTGTCCCACAACTCGGTCGAATATGTAACGCCTACCCATTCATCGCCGTAACTGGCTAAGGTGGATTGATTAAGCTCGTTTGCCTTAAATGGCATCCCGGCCGCTTTCATGGCTGCTTTAGTACGACTATAACGCTTGTCTTTGTCCAGGTCCTCGGCGATACGAACGGCTAAAGCCTTGTACGCGTCCTCGGTGGCCTTTCTACCTTTACCTGACCGTCCGGCGCTTTCTAGTACGCCGATACCGAACGCCAGGGCGGCGGTCGGTTCGTTGTCATATTTCCATAGATTGGCAAATTTCGCAACGTTGGGAGCACCTTCCCCGCTAGATAGGCGGTTTGCCGCCTTTTCGGCCTCGGCTAATTTTTCCTCGACTTCCTTGATCTTGGCGTCGGCCGCCTCGGTAGCTGACTTAACGGCAGCGTCAATCTCGGCCTGTTTATCTTCGGCCGCTTTTTTTGCGGCGGCCTGTTCGGCTAAAAGCTCTTGTCGGGCTTTATCCTTTTCGGCCTCTAATTGGGCCTCTGTTAATTCCATAATTTCGGGCATTTTATTTACCTCTTTGTAAATTGTTTTAGCTTTTTGTTTTGTTTTGATTAATGCGCCTCCGTTTTCGTCCTGCGCTATAACGATAGCGCCTCCTGGACTGTCGGGGGCGTTTATATCCTCTGGTAATTCTAAACCGGCGATTTTGTAAATCGCCTTCAGCGCAGGAATTGCCACGGCATAACTGTTTGCTGGCTGTCGATCCTCGTCTACATCAAATATAGATAACTCGGCTACGGGCCATTCACTTATAAACCCGTCAAGCCGTTTGCGTACCAAGTGGGTTATTGACCCACTGGACGCGAACGCTAGTTTTTTCTTGGCGGCTTCCCACACCCGGCGGGCCAACGATTTCGTTTTGTCCAATACGACCCGGTACCATATGCCGGCCTCGTCGACCCATCGATCAACGGCTTTTCCGATATATTCAGGGGTCCCCGCTGGCTGACCCCCGGCCGTGTATCCGTGATAATACACGGCCGGGGGGAGGCCAAACTTATCTGGATGTGTATTCGTTTCTTTTGCGAAATATTCGCCGTCTGCATCCCGCCCATTAATAGGGCCTCCGAACGGGACCCCCAATACCTCTAAAACCCACTCCCCCTTATTATTCTTGTATGCTTTTTGTATCCTTGCCATATTCTCGGACCTTTTAACAATAAAACCCGGCGGGGCGATTCTACCGGCCCGCCGGGTTAATCCGGTCCTGGGGTTGTTTATCTACATTATTATTATAAGGGTTTTTTTATCTACTTGCAACCTTATTTAACGAATTTATCAAGCGCCCGTTGTACCCAGGCGTCAAGCTGTTTTTCTAACAATGCCCGTTTTTCATTGGCAACGTCCAACCAGGTACGCCAACCAACCCGCTTAATGTGGGCGGGCTGTTTGTTGGATTCGTTCCCGGCCAACTTGTCGGCGTAGCTGGCCGCATTAACGGCTGTCGTTTTGTGGGTCGTTTGCTCAACCGTCCAACTTGTGCCGTATTTCTCACTATTCCCATAATTCGCCCCGCTGGCGCTCTGATACCCTACCCCTCTTTTATAGTATGGCGGCGGCGGCTGGGATCCCGGGGGGGCTGCCGGGTATTCTTTGATTCCCCTTGTTTTCAATATTTCATCCATACCCTCACGCCCCGCGGCTTTTGTTGCCGCCTCCAATTCCTCGGGGATCTGATCATTTGTTTTAATAAGATCGTCCAATCCCTCGACGGATATTTTTAAATCAAGCATTAAGTACCCCCATCCGCAAACCCGCCCGGTTTGTCCAGTTGTTGCAGTTGTATATCGTCCAGTATATCGGTCCTGCTTTGCGTCCAACATCTACAATTAACATGTGCCGGGGGATTAAAATACCTTTTACCATCCCCGCCGGTGAACTCGGCGTTTATCTTTACGCTTTTACCGTTTAGCGGGCCGCAAATCGGACAAACCAAATCATCCTGATTGGCAAACCATGTTTTAATAACCGTTACGCCTTCGTGTTCCTGGGCCAACGCTTCCCCGGCCAATTGCTGACCTTGTGCAAACATGCGAGTTAATTCTGTTACCGCTATACGTTCCAATCTATAATCTTCAAACACCCCGCTTAACCCGAACATAACATCATTAACCGTTACGGCCCTATTCCCAACAAAATTGAACAACGTATTTCTTAAGGCTTGCTGCGTGGTTTGGTCCAATAGGTCAAACCAACCTTGGGCGCCCTCGTCGCCAGTGATATAAGTATTTAACCATTTTATCGCCGCGGTTCTCGGTCCCGCGGCGTCAATCCCAATCGGGACCGACGACAAAAAAAGATCTGTGCCTAAATTTAAACCCTCTAGCAGAACGGACCCGACCTTTTTATCTATATTTGGATCATCCCAAATGCTGCCGGGTAAATTTTCTATGATTTCCTCGACCCGGTCGCCGTCGGCCTTGGTATATCGGGCCTTTCGATCCGGGTATTTAAACTCCATATACTTCCTTAAACGGCGGCGCTGGCCATTAAAGCGCTGCCTTAATCTGCGCTGCAACTTATCTTCGAGCGCGTGTTTCTCTTTGCGTCCGGGTTCCCTGGGATCTCGGCGCTTATACTCGGCCGGTATATAAATCCCCCTGGCCTTTAACCAGTCGGCTGTCTTGTCGATCATGACGTTAATATCAACGTCGTTAGTCATTTTTTGCCCCTTTGTTGGTCAATAAGTGACAATAACGCGTCGCGTATTTCGGTAATTTGGGGGTCAAATATTAATGGGGATTTTCTCCCCACCCCCCCCCACAGGGACATTAACTCATCTTGCTCGACGGCCTCAAGGTATTTAAATCTAAATTCGTCCAACTTTTCGGCCTTGCCCTCGGTAACGCGCTTGCGGGCATAACGGTTAAACTGTTCTCTTTCCTTGGCCTTTAGGTCGCCGCCTGGCGCCTCAAACGTTTCTATACTCGGGATTTCCGTCCCGTTTTGGGACGCCGCACCCTTTGCCAATTCTAAAACCGTCATTTTGTCCCGTTCGTCGCCTAATGGCGCGTCCCCGTATTGTTTGGCCCGGACTTCCTCGATTGTATGGGTCCGCTCATACGCCTTTTGTTCCTCCAATTTAAGGTTACGATCCGATTGACGAACGTCCTCAAATCGGCCGACAAGATTTTTGCCATATAGGGGTAAAAGATCGTTTGTTATCTTTTCGGCAAACGCTGTTAAAATTGGGTAAACGGATAACTCATAAAAAGCGGCCCGGCCGCTTTTGCTGTTGGCCTCGGTAGAATTGACCGCTAACCAACTATTTAACCCCGGCGCCAACCATGTAAATATTTCCTCCTTATTCATGTTACGACCCTCAATAAATTGCATTTCGGCCTGGGTCAATCCGTTTTGGACCCACTCCACCCCGCCCTTACCGGCCCCCCTGATTAACATTAATTCCCGGGCCTTGGCGCGGCGTTCGATCTCATCTCGTATTTTATCCCATTCTGTTTGTTCGACCATGTCGGCAAAAGCAAAAAAGCCGGGTATTTTACCGCCCTCGCCTTGAAAGTATTGGGTATTATGCTGCTGCATTGCCAGATCGCCGACCGCTACGGTTGAAATTTGGCTTATTTGTGATAATCCAACAAATGAACTGTTTGGGTTAGTCCTCTTAAGGTGCATTATCATTTGAGGCGGTATAATTATAGGTTCCCCCCCGTCGCCCGGATTGTACGCGTACCCCTTAACATATAACTTGCCGTCGGGTATTGGTTCGATCATATATGACGGTATGGTCCACATTTCAACCGGCGCCCCTGTTTGACTTGGTGTATTAAGCCAGGTATAGGCATTGCCGGTTAATTTTAAAAATGATATTTGATTACTCAAATACTCAAACCGGCTTTCTAGCGGGTTTGGTTTACCTAATAGGACCTCGAACGGATGGGCCTCGACTCCTTCCTCCCCTTCGCCATCCTTGGCAAATACGTTAAACTCGGTCGGCGCTGCCGTTTCGGCAACTGTGTTAATTGCTATAGCAACCCAAGTTAATTTTGTGTACAAATCGGCCTGATTTCTCGCCGTGTACAACGACGGCATATTGTATTCACCCCCCGACGCCATGCGGGCAAATAGGGCCGGGGATTGGGTTACTAGTGTCTTTGCGGCCTGGGCGGTTTGTCTAAATCTGTCAAAAAATCCCATGATATTTTATTACCTCAATAATTAATTATTACTAATAAACGATATTAACCCCGACGCCGCGGGGCGGTTCCTCAAATCGTGCCATGCCCAATAGGCCGCATCGGCCAGGTCCAGGGGCTTGTTTGGGAAACGCATTAATGCCTTTTCTAGGGCGCCATGCGTCCCCCGGACATGCACGATTGTCCCCCGTTCGTAGTCGGCTAACATTTGCAACCCTCGGTGCACCTTGGATCCATGCCCTGCACCCGCTTTGTCATCTTTGAACCCCGGGATAATGTCGGCGGGTCTATAATCTGGTTGACCCGGCTGGCCTATATGTGTGCTAATCAATAATCCCTCTTTTATTAAACCCTGAATAACGCGGGCGTATACGCTTCGCCAGGTATCCCCGCCTTGGTCCGTTTCTACCCCAACCGAAACGGCGCCCAATTCATGCGCCTTTAATATCGCTCGCCTTAATATATCCTCCGGGGTCGTTATTTGCTCAAAGCTGTATAACCGGTATATTTTGCCGTTGGGGCCTAATCCGTCGGCCTGGATGGCCATACAGTCGCTTTTATCCGTTGATGTAACGGCCGGATCCACCCACACGGCAACACGCGTTAATGGCGGCACATCGTTAAAATCAATATGATTAAATTCGATATGGTCATAAAAGCCGCCGGTCCGATTAACTTCATGCTGCGCCTCCCTTAAAAATGCCGTTGGTCCCATTGTGTTAATTTGTTCTTCTACAACGCTTAACCCCTGTCCTTGCGGCCAGGTTGGCGTTCCACCAGTAACAGTATAATGCCCGGCGGCGTCCTGTTTATAGGTCAACCCGTCAACAGCAACGTATGGCCCCGATACCTTGCGCCTTAATAGGAACTCGGCCCGGCCGTCTACCAGTTGGGACATAACCCCATCAGGGACTATTAGATTTTGAATAAATAAAACGATAACATCCGGGGACCCGGCCGGTATAATGTTCTGGGTTATAATCTCAATTTTCTTCTCGGTCGTTTTTGGGCTATCGTGGCGGCTGTCAATGTCATCTAAAATTATAATATCCGGGCGGGCCTCAACCTGCTTAACCCCCCGCGTGGCCTTATCTAACCCCATGGCGTCTATCGTGTACCCCTGGGACGTTACCAACCTTGCCCGGCGCCAACCTTTAGACGCGCCATACTTCCCGACCGCCCGGTCGGATAGTCCGGGGTAATAATATTTTACCTCTTTGCTTTCTAGCAAATCGGCGATATTTTGTACTGACTTGTCGCTATTCTCCTGGGTTTCCCGAACATACCAACAATAACGCCGCCCGGCATGGGCGCCAAACTCCACGGCGGCCGCCTCGGCCCCGGTCGATTTCCCCCCGCCCCTCGGCCAAATTGCCATAGAAGCGGGGACCACCTCGGGGTCCCTGTCGATTATTGATTTTACCCACGTCCAAAACTCGACATGATAAACGCTAAACCCCTTCGAGAATAAGCGGGGATAAACCAGGGTTAACCCGGTCAAATAATCGGGGGGCAACGATCCCCCGGCTCTGGAATTTATAACCCGCTTAAGTTTATCTAATTCCAGCGACTTCAACGCCGGCGGCTGCAAATAATTCTTTAGCAAGATTAACGCCTAATTCTTTAATAGCATCTTTGTATATTAATTCTCCGTTTTGGATCAACTCCACAACCTGCGCCCTGTACATATCTATAGCGCCCGTTTCCAGCATGGCAGCCTCTAGGCGGGTAACGCGGCCCCAACGCTCGGGGAAACGCCGTTCCAAAATAAAGGCCGCTGCCCGCCATTGGGAGGGATCCAACTGTGCGGCCTGGGCGATAGTTGCGGCTAGTAAATATTCCCCCTCGCCCTCTGCTTGCTTTAAAGCCTCTAAAAACTCTAAAAATCTAGGATCTCCGTCCTCGGCTTTCTTTTTCCAATTGTAAAATGTCGCCGCGGACACTCCGGCAGCGTTTGCCGCCTGTTCGTATGTCAACCCAAACCGTACGCCCTTAGCGATAACATCTATCGCCGTGTTAGTTAATTTTGATCTTCGTCCCCCCCTGTTTTTTTTGGTCATGCTGGCAACCCTTCATTAAATAGGTTTTGATCGGCCCCGGGCAGTAGTTCGGGGCCGATCCGTGGTATCCCTGTTTTTACGGGGATAATTTCAGATTTCTAAACACCTCTTTAGCCAATGCCTTATAAACCGCAATAACAAAGGCCACGGCCTGCAATATAACAAAAACGACGCCGTTTATATAATCCTGCAATAATAAGAGGGATCCGGCCGGGTCCGCAGCGTCCCAACCTGGGGGGCTAAAGGCCGCATAATCCGGGGCCGACCAGAACAAACCAAACACGGCCGCAACGACCAGGGACAACCAGGTTAAAAAACGCCTCGATAGGGGCTTATTCAATCGGGCCGCCAACAACTTAACAACCTGAACAATCACAACGGCCACAAACGACAAAACGCTTAACTGCTGTAAACTCAAACTCATTTTATAAAACTCCTAGGATATTTAAAAAAAATAGGCGCTTTTTAGCGCCCCGTCGGGTAGATCCGGTCTTGGGGTATTATCTCATTTTTTTGCCTACCTTTCACATATACCCCATTATAAGGGTTTTTTATCCCCGTTGCAACCTTTACCCCCTCTTTAAACATGTCTATTTTGTTGCCTGGGTGTACGTGGGGGAACTTTGGGGCTTTGTATACCTTTATTATATACGTCCCTCTAAACGCCGTTTTATGTTATACTTAATTTCTCCTCCTAAAATGGGCGCTAATTCTGCCGGCTGAAACCGGCAGGGTTGGCGCCCTAATTCTTTAATCCAAACGGCCCCGTATGCTGATCGGGGGCCGTTTGGTCCAAATAAAGGAATTTTTCACCATTAAAATTATAACACCGTTTACGTTTCGGCGTTTTGGTGCTATAATGTAATTACCTCCTAAAAACGGCCGCCGGCCTTGGTTCCCGCCAGGGTCGGCGGCCCTATCTTTTAAAAGGTTAGCCGCCCGGCTTACTGGTCCAGGCGGCTAACCGATCATAAAGGAATTTTTACCGACTAAATTATAGCATTGTTTTTAATCTTGCGTTAACCCTCCTTGTCCTTCGGGGCGGCCTTTGACTGGACTACCTCAATAAATTTTAAAATACCGGCGCGTATTATTATTGTTATCGAATAATTACCGGTCGTTTTTCTCAACTCCCTAGATATAGCTAGGACCTCTTTTATATCGCTGTCTTTTATGGGTTGGGCGTCGTTTTTATCTCTCATTATATTAAACCCCTCTTTTTTAATTCCTTGGTCGCCCTTTTGGGCCAATCACGGGACGCCCTCGGCTTAATCTGGTATTTTGGGTCCTCGGCAATTTGACGGGGCGACATTTTGGCTACACGCCTTAATTCCGTAACTGGTAATTGCCTAAAATCCGTATAGGCATTTTGCGGCACGTTCCCGCCTACTGTGTAATTGTTGCCGGTTCCTGCCGGCATGTTGCCGGCATGTTGCCGCCCCTCTATTTGTTGTATAACTTGCCGATATGTTGCCCTGTAGCCAATAACCGCCGACGCTGGCAAACCCAATAAAACCAATAGCGCCTGGACGATAATAATAACCAGGGCCAAAACAACCGCGCCGGTCCTGGCGCCACCATCTATCAAAACGTCAAGCGAAACGGCAAACTGCAAGGCGACATTTAAGGAAATTACCGTCAATAAATACGCCCCAAAAATCCAATATACCGGCCTTTCGGGTATCTGGTCCCGGCTGGCCCGGTTGCTTTTGTTGTGCATTATTACGGTTATCAATGTCCCCGCGCTGGCAAGGCCAACGCACTCAATAGCAACCGCTACGACAGCGGCGCTTAATGTGCTGAACCCCATTTCGGGGCCGGTTAGATGCTGATAGGATAGCGTAGCTGGGGCCAACGGTGCCGCCCACGGGCCAACGTCTAAAGCCAGGGCAAACAACAACCGGCCAAAACGATCGACGACCTCTATTAATTTGTCGAACCCATAAAAAACGGCGTCGAAAATCCAATCTATTAATAATGTTAATATATTCCTTCGGGGCTGCTGATCCATTAAGGGTTAATCCTTTACTATGGTTTATGGTTTAATCTAAAAATCCCGGTATTTTGTCTTGAGGCAAAAAGCGCCCTTGTACCATTTGGTTTATAGTCATAGGTCCCAAACAGGTTAAGCAAAACGACTTTGTGTTTTTTATGTCTTTTATCTTTTTTACCTCCCATATCGCTTTACTTTTACGCAAGTATTTATAATATGCCTCGTTGCGGTATTTATACCCGCGGCCCTTTGCAATTATAATGCCGCATACGGTTCTATTTTTATTATTAGGTTTTTGAAAATGCCAAACATGAGTAGCTTTTATTCTAAGCGCCATTTTAGGGGCTTCTAATCTGTATTTTTTAACCATTAGTACCCGCCGACGGCATACCCCAGCATTACCAAAACGACAACCAACCCGATCAAAAAGGCCAGGTTAATATATATGGCATAATCCTGCCCCATATAACAGATAACTTGCGGCGACGCCTGATAGAAAAATACCCCGGATATAAACCCGGCCAATGCCAGGGCCAGGACCCCGCCCAATAACGGGGTATGGGTCCAGGTTGAATTTAAAATAATCATACAAACCAACCATGATAGACCCGATACTATAAAACTGTATTTCGTTAAATTATTCACCGTTAAACCTAAACCTCCGTTAATTTGTTTTTTGTTCGATCATTTTCTACGTCTTATGGCCTCCAACCAATTAATACAAAATAGCGCCGTTTGCTCGACGGCAAAATAAACATTGCCGCCGCCGTTGATCGCAAACAATACCGATTGAAATATATTATTAAATAATATACCCGCTATTTCTCCATCCTTCATGTCATCGGGAACCCATTCCCCCGCGCATATTTTTATATCCCTGTATATTTCCGGACTAATACGTTCCGGGGGGCGGTCAATAGGATTAATCGGGAATGTCATTTGATAATAAACTCAGATAGGTCGCCGCCGGTATACTTGTCCTGTTCGTCGTCGCCAGGTAATGCCGGGGCGTCGTCCTGATCCCTGATTCTAGTTATAAGCAAACCAACCTTAACTCCCGGGTTTTTACTGCGGTCTAGGTCGTATTGCCTGGCGTGGGCCTTGGCATAATCCGGGGTAACGTGGGGCATGGCGGCCAATTTGTTTAGCATTGCCTTACCTATACCCCGGCCCTTAAGTATATCAATAATAACCGGGTTTGGTTGGGGGATTTTATCCCCATTAGCGGGGATAAAATCCCCGTTGTGGAGACTACTATTACTATCTTTGACTTTGTTTAAAGGATTAATTAATTTAGTAGTAGTAGTAGGGGCCATTATGGGGATTAAATCCCCGTTATGGCCCAGTTGGGGGATTTTATCCCCATTAGCGGGGATTAAATCCCCATAATCGGGGATAACCTCTGCCGCCCAACTTAAAAACAATTGTCCAGAGGATGTCAGGAACCAACCGGCCCGGCCGCCATAGTCGCCAACCAGTCCAACGGCCATTAATTCCTTAAGGTATTTTGATACGGGCTTACGATCCATTTCCAACAACTCGGCCAACTCAACCGGGCCAGTTGGGCGCTTAAGTAACCCCATGGCAAACAATACAATAATTGATTTTTTTATGGATCTCAAAAACTCAATTGTGTGTTCTGGTACAGTAATTTTCATTCGGCGTTTTCCTTTATTTGATTCTAGGTTTGATCTGTAACATTAAAACATGATCTCCTGAGCGTACGCCCGTTGTATTCGGTTCCAGTTTATATTAACCTCCCTTGATTTATGTCTCCCTCGATCTTGGCCCGCCGCCGTTGGGTGCGGATCCTTTGGATCGTGCTTTGGGCGTCGGCTAAATCGGCCCTGGTATACTGGTCTAGCTCGTCCGGGTTGCGGGCTATAAAATAACCGCCTTTCCCTTTGCGCGTGGCGCAAATCCACGCCCCGGCGTCGGTGTTGGCCCGGACATAGTTAAGCGCCTGTCTAAACGTGCGGGCGCCAACCCGCGGCACATTGAGCGCCAACCGGGAATTAATGGCTCTCAACAAATCGCCTAATAATATTTTGTTCATCTCGCCTTCGTGATCGCTTACGATCTCGATTATTATACGGCCTATGTCCTCTATGTTTTCCATATTTGCACACTCCTTAAAAATAAATATTAATAAATATTTTATCATTGTTAGGTTTTGCGCGCATGGCATACCATGGTAAAATATTAGCTAATGGGTAACTCAACCCCTCTTACTCCTTAAGACAACAACCCCCGGCTTTTTGCCCGGGGGTTGTTGGTTAACCAAAAAAGACGGGTGTTTTTATCGGGGTTTTTTACGGCATTTTTTGACGTGGCGCTTAATGCTTGCTACTTGTTGCGGCAATTCCCTAGCGGTCCTTTTACAATAGGGACAAATCGCTTCACGGGCTAACCCCCCCGATAATCTTGAGGGCGGGGGCGGTGCAGGCACAAAATTGTCTTGATCTCTTATTTCCAAAACGATCTTAACGTACCCCAGAACGCTGGCGGCGTATTTGTCTGGGTTCGATATTCGTTTTCTACTCATTACTGGCTGCCTGTATGTCGATGTGTTCCCGGGCCGCCTTTTCGGCGTCGTTGATATTATGATATGTGCGGGATAACTTACCCCGAATAAAACAAACTTTAAACTCCCCTGTCTTGCCGTACAACTTTAAAAAATATGCTTGATCTTTATAACGTCCTTGTACTTTGCGATAATAACCTACTGCCGTATCGGGGTACATTAATTTGATTTTGTCT